AGCTAGAGCAGGAAAACTCAAGGACAAACCTTACACGACAACAATGTCTGGGAAAGCAGGATGGTTACCAAAGCGAGAATGGTACGAAACATTATCGCCAGAGGCTAAGGCAGCCTACACGAACAAGACGATGCTCAGAGCACTGGCACCGAGCAAACGAAAGCCCGCAAAGAAGCGAGCAAGAAAGTCTTACGCACCGCGTCGTCGCTATCAGAGCCAGGCGGCGCCAATTATTGTATCACCCGGAGTTGGAAGACAACTCACAGGTTACGGAGCATACGGCTTTCAAGGAGGCGTGTCCGGATCAATCCTAGGACAAGACTACAACTTTCGTGGCTTCTACGATAGCAACAAAAGTACAGACGCAGTATCTGGCTACGGTGCTTACAATGTAAAGCAGAACTCGATCATGGGGATGATCGATCTAGGCTCAGGGGTGCCTAGGATAGTTAACACAAAAAAGGGGGAGGCAGTGATCATTAGCCACTGCGAATTCCTGGGAGACCTATTCTCAGGAGACGGTACTCCAAGTGCATTCGATCTACAAACATTTGCACTAAACCCTGGTAACACGACACTGTTCCCCTGGGGGGCGAAGATTGCACAGCAATTCGAAGAGTACGAGATCCGGGGGATGCTGATAGAGTTGAGGACCCTATCCTCAGACTATGCAGCCGATTTGAGCATGGGCTCAATGTTCATGGCCGCGAATTACAACGCGTCTGCTCCTCCTCCGACGAGCAAGATACAATTGGAGAATTACGAGTACGCAAGCTCCACGAAACCCTCCAGGTCACTGATAATGCCTATCGAATGTGACCCTAGAAACAACACCAATACGCACATGCGTGTTGCTGATGATGGGGACTACGAAGGCCAAGACAAGCTTTGGTATGACTGGGCCAATGTGTTCATTGGCAGTCAAGGGATACCTACTGCAAACACCCCGATTGCAGAGATATGGCTATCATACGAGATAGCTCTGTTTAAACCTTGGGTAGCGCCAGATTCTCTACAAGGATTCCAGGTGGTAACCGCTCATCTTCAAGGATCCGATGCCTCTGTTTTAGCTCCATTCGGCACAACTGTTAGCTGGCTACCAGGCAGCTCTCCATTGTTTTCACAAGCTGGAAATACTATAGAATTTCCAAAATACAGAGCAAGATGGCAGGTTACATTCAGTGCTGCCAGTCTAAACGAATCGCTACCCGGAATCAACTTCTCGGTAGCAGGAGACGCCAGTTTTGTAAACAACTGGTGGAGCAACGGAAGTGGAAACTCGGTTGCTAATGCGGCTGTTACAGCCAATCTGCAAGAAGTAATATCTACTTTCCTGATAGATGTTATACCCCCAACATCTGGTGTGAGCTCTATAGCTCCTAGCATCACAGCTACTACTGCTTTAGGGTTCCCAGTGGCAACCTTTACAGACTTGGTAATCACAAATGTAGATTACAATGTACTTTAAATAAATTTATTAGATGCGAATGTCGCCTGTAATCTCTACATGCTCATATCTGCGCTCAATTGCTGCCGATTGAGCTGCTGTCCTGCCGGGAGGAAACACATCGGCAGGACTACCATTGTGAATGAAGATGCGCTTGGTTCCTGCCGGAATAAGCGCGTTGCTATAGCGACAATGAATGTCACTATCTTCATCCATATCCAATAAGTGGATTACTGTCTCAGGAGGCCAGTGAGTAAAAGACATGTCATCGAATACGATTCCGTCGTGCTCCGTTCTAAAATCACGAAGCTTGTCACCGTTGCGGATGAACAAAGGATTTGTGAAGTGAGCCTTCGCAAATTGAGTCTTCCCGCATCCAGAAGGTCCGGTAAGCAAAACAGCCTTGGCCAAATCCAAAGGCTCCTGAGTGAACTGCTCTAAGGAGAATCTAGGAGGAAGCACTACTGCGTGATGCTTCCTCAGATTCTTCTCGATCTGTTCTCCATACAAGCAAAAATCACGAGGGGCGTGTTGCTTGAGATGTTCTATCGATTCCTCTACAGTGGAAGAGGAAAGTGCTTCTGAATAAACAGTATCACGAGTACGTTTGGCGGACGTAGGCTTCCAAACTTGTCCAAACTCGAAGACGTCTGCGTTTAGACCATAATTGGGTCCATGATTCCATTTGGGATCTTTGAAATCCCACCCAGGTGTCCCCTCTGCTGCTCGGGGATGAAATTCGACATACTCTTCATGCGACTGCTCGCCTTTCGAACAATAGCAAGTACACTGATAATCAGTGCCGTTAGCTTTTTCGAAGTTAGCCCTGGCCAATCCAGGGTAACTATGTAACGTTGTATACGATACAGCGTTTGCTGATTTTACGGAAAACCAGCCTTGTAGGTGAGGGGTCTCGAGTTCCCCCTTCTCCTTACCAAAGACAAGGGTCTTGTAGTAAGTAGACGCAGATTCGGTAAGCGCAGCAACCTCCTCTTCGGTATAGTTATTCAAAGTGAAAACGTGTCGACGAGCTCTTGTAATGGAGGGCATTCCAAAATAGTACACAGGTGCACAATGTGTACCTCTTATAGTGTACTGGCACGTGCTGTTCTAGAAGTACACGTGCGTGTCTAGAAGTACACGTGTGTACCTAGGTACACGTCACGAGGCAACAAGGCCACGTGCTGGCATAGCTACAATGATACGAGTCATTGCTACTATGCTGCTGATGTCACGTGAGGTACACGGACACAGCGAAACTTAAGGGTAATAGTATAAGCCACGTGGGTGCACCGCACGTGACTTCTTAAGTTTCGCTAAGTCCTAACCCTAGTCCTAGTAACCCTAGTCCTAGTAACCCTAGACCTAGTAACCCTAGTCCTAGTAACCCTAGCTAACCCTAGGCAAAAAATATGCGGTAACCACGTCTCGAACCTCGTCGATCCGCAAAACCGTCACGATCATACCGATCTGACTAACGTCGGCTACCGATGTTACAACAACTATGTAACAACTACTATGTAACAATGTTACAACATACATGTAACAACATAACGATGTTACAACACAACAATGCAACAACAAAGCTTATCTGCCTGGGGGGCAGATTCAAAAAAACACTAAGTCGTGAATTTTGCAAGCAAAATTTGCACTCCGTTTTTTCGAGGATGGGGGTCCGTTCATCCGGTCGGAAGCCTCCCTCTTCACTACCCCCCTAGCCCCCTCTGTTAACCCGGAACTCCTCCGAGAAGATACACAACCGCGACACACGCGACACCCCGCGCACCAGAGGTTGCGAAGGAATAACGCGCACCAAATCGCGCACCCGCGCACCATTTCAAAGAAAAAGTGCACGAAAACTACGGCAAAGAACTTTCCGGCAACTATAAAAGTAAACCGACACGTAACAAATTATTATTCCGTTACGGAGCGACCTCTTAAACGTAAGAGGGCCGACGAATTCATAACGAATACAGACGCAAGGAGCAACGAACCAGCCGACGTTGACCTTACAGACGACGCAGCTTTACAAGCAGCTAGAGCAGGAAAACTCAAGGACAAACCTTACACGACAACAATGTCTGGGAAAGCAGGATGGTTACCAAAGCGAGAATGGTACGAAACATTATCGCCAGAGGCTAAGGCAGCCTACACG